ATATCATCACCCTATTTAACAATCTCTTTTCCAGCGGTTTTCATCTGGTGGAGACCATCTCCTTTTTAGATAGGAGTGCTTTGTTGGACAAGCAGTGTGTGACCCAGATGCGTACGGGCTTGTCTCAGGGGAAATCATTCTCAGAAATGATGGCTAGTTTGGGCTTTTCAAGTGCTATTGTCACGCAGTTATCCCTAGCTGAGGTTCATGGGAATCTTCACCTGAGTTTGGGAAAGATAGAAGAGTATCTAGACAATCTGGCCAAGGTCAAGAAAAAATTAATTGAAGTAGCGACCTATCCCTTGATTTTGCTGGGTTTTCTTCTCTTAATTATGCTGGGACTGCGTAACTACCTACTACCACAACTGGATAGTAGTAATATCGCCACCCAAATTATTGGCAATCTGCCACAAATTTTTCTAGGAATGGTAGGCTTTGTTTCAGTAGATGTCCTTTTAGCACTCACTTTTTATAAAAGAAGTTCGAAGATGCGCGTCTTTTCTATCTTGGCACGCATTCCCTTCTTTGGAATTTTTGTGCAGACCTATCTGACAGCCTATTATGCGCGTGAATGGGGGAATATGATTTCTCAAGGGATGGAACTAACGCAGATTTTTCAAATGATGCAGGAACAAGGTTCCCAACTCTTTAAAGAAATCGGTCAAGACCTAGCTCAAGCCCTACAAAATGGTCGGGAATTTTCTCAAACCATAGCAACCTATCCTTTCTTTAAAAAGGAGTTGAGTCTCATTATTGAGTATGGGGAAGTCAAGTCCAAGCTGGGTAGTGAGTTGGAAATCTATGCTGAAAAAACTTGGGAAGCCTTTTTTACCCGAGTCAACCGCACCATGAATCTGGTGCAGCCACTGGTCTTTATCTTTGTGGCTCTGATTATCGTTTTACTTTATGCGGCAATGCTGATGCCCATGTATCAAAATATGGAGGTAAATTTTTAAAATGAAAAAAATGATGACGTTCTTGAAAAAAGCTAAGGTTAAAGCTTTCACACTGGTAGAGATGTAGGTTACTAAAATTATTTATATTTTCCAATTGATAACAATGTCCTCAGCTGTCACCTTAACCTTGTTTATAAGCCCTCTAACAAGCACCTTTTGACTTTCGTAGTCCATTGAAAAGACTTTCTCAGCGTTTAGCAGTTTCCTCATATCAGCCTTTCTTTTGTTCTTCCTGAGTGCTGGATCGTTTTCCAGTTCAGTCTCAAGAGTAGCCCTCATGCTTATAAATTCGGCTGACTTGCTCTGTAATTCTTCAAGGGTAATACGGTCATCTATGTATAGATCGTTGAGTCTGCTCAGTTTCTTTGATAGCTCCTCTATTTGTTTCTTATAGCTCTCACGGTCTATGGTCTCAGCATTGTCTCCTGAAAATATTTTTTCCAGGTAATCAGCGTCATCTTGTAATTTGCTTATTTCTTCTAGCACATAGGCCTCTAGCTTGTCTTTGTAGTAAAATCCTGAGTCACACTTTTTATTGTCGTTGTAGGTAGTAACGCCTCTCAGCGTTCGTGGGTGCCTTTGATGGCATTCATATTTTTTTAACCTGCTTCCATCTTTCCTCTTTACGCCTAACATAATTTTTAAAGGAGCGCCACAATATCCACATTGGGCGATACCGGATAGAATGTACTTAGCTTGGAATGGTCTAGGATTGACATTCTCTGCTGCTGTCCTTTGTCTGATTCTTAGCTCAGATTGAGTCTTATCGTATTCCTCTTTTGAAACAATCGGCTCATGATTACCTGGATAAATTTCTCCCTTATACTGATTGAAACCACAATAGACAGGGTTATCTAGTATGGTCCTGACCGCCCGATAACTCCAAGGCACATGTTTTGGGTATTTCTCATTTAGATCATCTCTCAGTTTAGTAATGGACCTCCCTCTCAGATAACTCTCAAAGATAAACTTAACAGCCAGAGCCTGAGCTGGATTGATAGTAATGGTTCCAGTCTCCCTGTGGTAGTCGTATCCATAAGATGTTTTAGCCCACATCATGGATTTTCCAGCCTTGGCCCGTCCTATTTTACCAAGTTGCATACGCTCCTTGATTTGCTCCCTTTCTAGCTGAGCAAAGACAGAGAGTAGCCCAATCATGGCCTTTCCAAAGGGAGTAGAGGTGTCAAAATTCTCCTGTAGGCTCAAAAAGGCTATATTATTCTTTATGAAAATATCTTCAATCAAGTAAAGCGTGTCTTTTTGACTACGGCTAAGACGGTCCAGCTTATAGACTAGAACTGTGTCAAATTTTCTTTTTTTGGCGTCTTTGATAAGTTCCTCGAGTGCTGGTCTGTCAGTATTGGATCCCGAGAAACCACCATCAGTATATATCTTGTAGACGCTCCAATCCTTAATATCGCAGTAGCTAGAGAGCTTAGCTTTTTGCTCTTCGATAGAGTACCCCTCCTCAACTTGTGAGGTAGTAGACACCCTGACATATATAGCCACTTTATTTGTTGTTATCATTGAATTTGTACCTCTTTTTTGATAAAATGGGTACAAGAAAAAGAGCTTTTTAATGCTTTTTTCTTGTACTGAAGTTCCTCACGCTCAGACTCGCCAAAGTTTGAGAGCGTGAGGATTTTTTTTAGTTGTTTCCAAAATGGAAACAGTTGGTTTTATTCTTTCGATAAGTGTTGTTGAAGAATTAAGGCCACGTTGGCTTTCTCTTCCTCTGTCATAGGTGGATCATTTGGGTCATCAACTGAAAACTCGATAGCATGCCACTTATCATTGACTCTAATCCATTCTCTTCGTCTGTGGCATTTGCAATCTAGGTTGTGTTTAATCACTTCCATCGGTCTACTTTCGTTACTCATGTCATCCCTCCCGATATATATCCATAACTTCGCCGATAATTCGGAAGTCTGTCTCTGGTGTGATTGGCATGTCCTTGTATTCTGGGTTTAAACTGTGTAAGTAAGCTTGGTCTTCATCAATAACAAGTTGCTTAATATATGCTTCTCCATTGTAGTTGAACACTCCGATAACACCGTCATTCAAGTCAACGCTTGTCTGGATAAATATCAGGTCGCCATCTTGGTAGTCTGGCTCCATAGAGTCCCCTTTGATTGGAATAACAAAGTCAGCATCAACATCCACTGGTAACTCAATCCGCTCCACTCGTACATCATTCAAATACTGCCCAGTACCAGCAGAAGTAGCGTGGTCGTAGTAGTCGTAACCATAGAGTTGAACAACTTTCTCCGATACTTCGTTTTTCTTCGTTTTTCTTCGTGTCTCTTGTTCGTCCCGTAATTTTTCAGCGTATGTGATAACTTTTCTTTGTCCATTCGGTTCTAGTTGGTCATAGATGGTTTGGATAGAGGAAGTATTAGAAGAAGAGTCATCGACCATAGAATTATTAGTTACAAATCTAGGGTCTAATACAGATTTAGGTACTCCAAAAAAATCTGCAATTTTTTGAACATTGCCAGGGATTGGCAATGAAGTTCCTTTTACATACCCTGTCAATGTGCTAGGTGGTATTCCTGTCGCTCGAGATAGCTCAGCTTGTTTACAATTTCTATCAGATAAAATTGAGTTAAGATTTGCGGAAAAGACTTTCATATCCTCTTTATCTTGAGGAGTTAATTTTCCTCGTCCTCTTGCCATGTTTTTTCCTCCTATCTTCTTTACTATATAATACCGTTTATTTTCGATTTTGTAAATAAAAAATTCGAAAAAATTACGAAAAAATTCGAAAAAGTTATTGACATACGATTTAAATCGTAGTATAATATAATCAAGCTTAAGGAAATAACAAAAACAAAGCGGAGGGAAAAACAATGAATAAAGGACTTACAACACAAGAACAAATCGCACTAGCAAAAGAAATCTTACAAGTTAAGAACCGCAGAGAACGCTCGCTTAAACTAGGAGAAATCCTAGACCGTGAAAAACTATCATCAGATGATATGTACGAATTGTATAACACACTATTGACAACAATTAGAGTTTACGGAGACGTTATCGGATTTGATGATAAAGATTTTCAAGAAATGGCTCTTACAATCTTAGTTCTCGAAAAGGTTGAAGAAGCTAAACAAGCTAGGGTAGCGTAGAGGGGTGCGATTCCTCTCCTAGCTATTGCTCTAAGAGCAAAAAAGAGAGAAAGGAGAATGGAATGAGACCAAGACGATATCCGTATAGTGGGAAAATAAAAAAGCCTATCAATTTTCAGATAGACTCAGAAGAATTCAAGCGTCTTAGCTATGAAGCCGTTCATGATACTTCAAGTATCGTATTTAGTGGCAGAAAGGTTACTATTAAAGGTCAGTCCATTACTGGTGTATAAGTTCCGTCTGGTTCAAGACGTAGTGGTTTATTACAATCAACGTTGACTGTTCCATCTGGCAACATATCGTAATTGATTATCAATCCGTTGGGATAGAATGTTTCAACATATGTGTGTCCTGGACCTTTTTCGTGAACAACTTTAGTAACTTGTTCTTGAGGGATTCCAGTATTGATAGTCATCTCCATATCTTTTTCCTCCTTTCTATTGGAATTTTGACTAAAACGTGAGAGGTCTTAGTCAAGAATGATTATAGCATAATCTAAATTAAATAAC